AAGTCATTTAAGGTACGATGCTCATGTCACTTGGGGAATGTGGAAAAAAGCAAACCCAAATACCAACAAAATTAAAGATATTGCCGAATTGTCGCCATGCCACATATTGATCGAAATGGGCTATATTGGCAAAAGAGATCACACGCCAGAGGCATACTATTCGGTTAATATTGGCGGATTAAATAATTGGGGAAAAGAATGGCAAACCAATAATATTGCTAAATTGATCGATTGTGGCGTTGTTATTGAACCATTAAACAATTACGCCGAAACAATGATTATTGGGCAATGCACCAGGGATTCAACAGTACAACATCACGATCATATTGCTTGGCTGAACGAAAAGATCGAACAAAACGAAAACGCATGGTTGAGACTTCATCCGCTTCAAGGCGGCAGCTTGCCGATTGAACACACTAAAAAATGCACTTGTAAGAGTCTCAAGAACGCAATAGAGAATCATAATATCGGCAAGTTGATCACTTTCAACAGTACATCAGGAATTGAAGCAATGGCTTTTGGAGTGCCGAACATTATCGCCGAAGATAGCGGATCAATGGTGTATGATCAGAAAAACCGCGACACCGCCTTAATTAGGGCAGCAAGTCGACAGTTTAAACTTAACTCGATTTCATGGGAACAAATAAAAAAAGCCGCACTAGGCGGCTAATTAGACACAAAAAAAGGGGCTTTATTTAGTGATCCACTCAATAAAAAAAGTTATTAATGAGTAAAGAATATAAACGCTGATTGCAATTAAAATTGTCACAAGACACCCCCAAAGGCATAAGAAACAAAATTGATCTTATAAACTCCATTTAATGTTAATTCATGATCGTTTAATTGCTCGATGGCGTGATCTAAATCTTCAGCCATACATTCAAAATAAAGCGTTTCAAGTGTTTTATCTTTATATTTTATGCGGTATTTAATCATAAGACACCGCCAAAAGCATAAGACAAAATGAGATGCGGTAAAATGACAAGCGCAAACAATAAAAAATAATTAATAAGTAGATTTTTCATGATTTCGCCTCGATTATAAAATAAGGATCGTAGCAGCCAAAAGACTCAGACTTTTTAGTCAATAATTCGGAACTATATTTGCCGTATATTTCTGGGCGATCCCAAAATCCAGTTCCGTGACCGTTTCTGGTAAGCCAAAAATCATGACCGGCTTGATCAAAATCCATGCAGCAATCAAGGTAGGGCAAAGATTGACGCAAAAATGCAAGGCAATCAATAATGCAATCGCGTCGACAGTCTGAGTGTAATTCTGAATCATAACTGGGCTGATCACTATCTCCACAATTAGTAAAATATATTGCAGATATATATGCATTTATAAATTGATTTTCTTGATCTGTTATTACTATTAAATTTTGCATAATTTTCTCCAATTAAATTAATTCCAGTATTTGCCATTTTCAGTAAATTGATATTGATTGATTTCAAGCAATTCATGTATCCCGGAATCGCTATATAAATATTCGCCTTGGTCATGTAGTGACGTAATTAGGTTATCGCAGCAATCACTAATCAGATCGCTAAAATCTATATCAAATGGACGCTTTAAAAATTCACGAATTGGCTGCAAAAAATCTTCATCGAAAAAGCAACCAGTAAAAGGGCAATCTTCTCTTATTTTAGGGAAGTTATTAATTAAATATTTATAAAGCCTGACACCGGATATATTAGAAATATCATCATTGTTAAAATTTATTTTTATGAATTCGCCACGATCAGGCACTATTGATATTGAGTAGTCAAGATCAAGATCAAAATAATCGGCGGCAGACTTTAAGGTTTCTACAGCGTCATACATATCTAGTTCGCCCAGATCGTGCCAATTTTCGCGGACATAATCATAGCAGGCTTGTTTATCTGGATGTTCTTCTATTGTGTAAGTTACAATTTCATGAGTTTGCATAGTTTTACCCTTTTATTATTGGTTAAGATCAGCAAGGATTATTGATCCATCTTTGATCATGTTTTTAGTTTGCTTAGAATAGTATCCGGTGAATGTGTTTCTGTGTCGGATCGTTGTATTTGAATAATCCCAAGATGCACGATCAAGTGTAATGCTTGAACCATCGGCAGGCTTAAAGGCAATTATTGTTTTGTAAGATTGAAAAAACTTCCCTGATTGCCCTAGGTATTCGCCATCTATTACGAATTGATTTTTAACGGCATTACCATTTGAATTTATTAATTGTGTGATCCTGGTATATTTTGAATACATGTTTTTTCCCCTTTTAATTAAAACCGCTAATTACGGCATGTGAATATAGTATTGAAACAGGGTATCAAAGTAAACAATATTTACTTAAATCATTAGAATATTTAGTTATAAAAAGATCAGGATATATAACCATGAGCAAGGGCAGCAAGCAAAGACCGACAGATCAAAAAAAGTATAGCGAGAATTACGATCGAATCTTTAGCCAGACGCTGCATAATATCTATGCACATCACAAAGATGTAGATAATAAAAAGCCCGCGAAAAGCGGGCAAAGATAAAGGGTAGTAGTTAATTTAGATTAAACTTCTGAATGTTTTAAATATTCCTTGTTAGCTTCATCATAAGAATCATATTCAGTTTTAAAGGTTAAACCTTCATCATGGCGGATTATAAAAGTATATTTTCTGTCAAATTCATCATGAAATAAAGATAAATGAGCATCATTCGCGTTAAATTCTGATTTTATTAGCATATTTTTTCCTTTTGGTTATGAGCAATACCATAATTCACATAATGCGTCATTAAGCCCGATATTATCTTCAAATGATGCAAAGGCGGAATCCGCCCACCAATAACCCTCGATGGTATTATTTAAGGTATTGATCCAGATATTCGGACCGCCAAAAGAAACTAGAACACGCGCACCCAGATATTCTTTGTTACCTGATACAATGTACTGAATATCAAGCGCATCGTTTAAATAATCATAGCCAGATATTACGTCACCAGGCTGGTAGCAATCAGGATCAAGGTAATCATCTATATATTCTTGATCTAATTCTTTTGGATTTGTTAAATCGTCGGCTATCGAGTCAACGTGTTTTTGGATGTCTGTTTTTTTATTTGTTTGCATAGTTTTTTTCTCCAATTAAGCCGTGAATTACGGCATGTGGAAATATTATCAAACCAGAAAAAAAAGTAAAAGAATATATAGTTATAAAAAACCCAGGATATATAACCAAATGAGTAAAGGATCAAAACAACGACCAACAGATCAAAAGAAATATGCGGATAACTATGATCGCATATTTAATACGCCGTTGCATAATATCTATGCTCATCCTAAAGATTTGGACAAAAGAAAGCCCGCGAAAAGCGGGCAAGAATAAAAGGCAGTAAGTAAATTAATTATATGTAATATAACCGGCTTTTAAACTTTCATTTTTCCAGATATGGGCGTATTTTAACGCATCTTTTTTGAACACTAACGGATCACCTTTAGAAACATATTTTTTATTATATCCATCATTACTTACATGTAAAACGGGTAAGTAGCAGGGCAAGCCTTGAAAATCTATTTTTTTATATGAACATTTAATCATTTTTTTCTCCGATTTAGTTAAAAGATGTAAATAATGATACATGAACCAGAAAAAAGCACAAAGAATAAATAGTAATAAAAACGCTAAAGGATATAACTAATCATGCTAACACCGAAACAAAATAAGTTTATAGAAGTATATATAGAGACTGGTAACGCATCTGAAGCCTATCGACAAGCTTATAATGTTAAAAGCATGAACGAGAATACTATAAACAGAAATGCACATTCTCTATTATATAATAACAAGATTGCAACTAGGCTTGATGAGATAAAGGCTAAGAATGCTGAAAGAACACAAGTCACTCTTGAATACTTAACAAACAGACTAATTAAAGCTGCAGACATGGCCGAGGAACAAGGCAAAGCAGGTGAACTAGGGCAAAATGTACAAAGGGTGGCAACATTGACGGGCTTCTGGAAGGAAAACCAACAGGTAACCGTTGAAAGCAATAGTCCTGAATCCTGGGCCCAGGAGTATCTAGCTAAGCGAACAGCCAGAAAGGAAGATAAGGAACTACACTAGAACGCCTGAGAGCGTCGTACAGCAATTTTCCAGACAAACGAATGTCAATGTATGGGTATAGTGTAAAGTGGCGCAATCAAAGCGAGAGACGCATATAACTAAATGGAATAAGAATCTGGTTTGATATAACTAAAAGTTATAAGGGGGAGATTTCAGCCGAGTACATAAGGGGGAGTCCCCCAATTTCCATACTCACACAAAATTTAACAAACTAAACAAGAATAATTCTCATTGAGGTGACATATGGCTTGTGGAAAGAAACATAAAGGTAAGTCCGGTGGCAAAAAAAGGAAATAAAAAGAAAGGCGTAGATGGTAAAGCCTGTTGGAAAGGCTATAAGTACGCCGGAACTAAAAATGGTAAGGATAAATGCGTAAAGGTGAAACGTGGCAAATAAAGACCCAAGATTATCCAAAGTAGGCGTATCTGGTTACAACAAACCCAAAAGAACCCCTAACCACCCTAAGAAGTCTCACGTTGTTGTGGCTAAAGAGGGAAGTAAAATAAAAACTATAAGATTTGGTCAGCAGGGTGTTACTGGTGATCGCCAACCCACTAAACGTCAAGCTGCATTTAAAGCCAGACACGCTAAGAATATAGCAAAAGGTAAAATGTCTGCTGCTTATTGGGCTGATAAGGTTAAGTGGTAAAAAAAATTTTATAAAAAAATTAAGGAAGTGAAATGGAGAAAATAACTAAACATATACCACTCTGGTTAGAAAGATTCCGTGACGCTGCCACCTCTTGTGCGTTTGTCATGTCTCAGGGTGATGCTTCTGTGATTAGTATTGGTCATCTTCTGACCGCTATAAACACAGGCTTTATATCTGCTGTCGCAGCGACTATCGTACTTATTACAAAACCAAACTACTTAGAAAACAAATACATAATCGCTGGTGTGACAGGACTTTGTACGGCTATTGCTGATATAATCGTTCACCCTAGTAATTTTGGTGGCTTTTCAACAGAAGCTATTGTTACAGGTATTGGCGCAGGTTTATTAACCCTAGCCTTTGCTAAAATTAAAAACGTCTAAGAGTCGAGACTAAAAATACAGGCTGACAGGAGGCTTTATGCCGGACTATGAAGTGCTACGCCCTTACGCAAGCACAGAGAAGCAAATCGCCCTACTAGACGCTCTGAGGGTCTCAGATAGGTTTCAAGATGCAGCTTTTAAGGTAAGAATTGACCCATCTAACGCAAGAAAGATGATCAGGACCCTAGAAGCAAGTGCAGCTAAACAAAACGCTTTCTTACACGAAAGAAAAGAACTACCGCCAGGTTATGCGGTAAAAGGCACTTCTACTCTGTACGACAATGAGGGTAATCCAACCCTACAATGGGTTAAGACCTCAGTAGACTGGGAAAAGCAACAAGAGTTATTTAAAGAAGCATCAGAGGCATTTAAAGACGACCTCCCAAAAGCAGCACCAATCAAATCACCAAAAATCACGAATAAGGACTTGTTAAACCTTTATGTGATTACCGACTACCACATGGGTATGTTGGCATGGGATGAGGAAGCTGGTGATGACTGGGATTTAAAAATAGCCGAAAGACTACTTTATAATTGGTTTTCTAAAGCTATTGAAATAACTCCTAACAGCGAAACAGCAATACTTTGTAATCTTGGCGACTTTGTACACTTTGATGGCTTAGACGCGGTAACACCAGCCCATCACAACGTACTGGACGCTGACACTAGATTTCAAAAAATAGTCAGAGTAACGATAAGGGTATTTCGTAGAATAATTAACGACTTACTCATAAAGCATAAAAAAGTTCACGTTATTATGGCAGAGGGTAATCATGATCCTGCTTCGAGTGTGTGGTTGAGAGAATGGTTATCTGCTCACTACGAAAACGAAAAAAGAGTAACTGTCGATCTTAACCCAGACCCCTACTATTGTTACGAGTTTGGTAAGACAAGTTTATTTTTCCATCATGGACATAAACGAAAGATAGCAAATGTAGATACTGTATTCACCGCTAAGTTCGCAGAAATATTTGGCAGAACTAAATTCAGATACGGTCATCAAGGACACTTTCATAATCGTAACGTAAAAGAGTCTAACCTTATGGTGATAGAGCAACATCGAACACTTGCAGCCAAAGACGCATACGCATCAAGAGGCGGTTGGATGAGTGGTAGAGAAGCTCAAGCAATAACCTACCATAAGAACTTTGGTGAAGTGTCACGAACAATAATTAACCCTGAAATGGTTAAATAAAATTTTTTGAGAATATTTTTAAATCGTGTTAGCTGAAAAAGTAAACCCTATTGAGATATGGCGTGATGACGCAGTAGAGTACGTTCACGCAATGTGGGAGGATGTAGTCCTTGAATCTTGGCAAGAAGAGTTCTTGAGCGCACTTGCTAACGGTAATACTGAAAAAAACCGTATATCAATAAGAAGTGGTCATGGCGTAGGCAAAACCGCAGCACTTTGTTTTGCTAAACTTTGGTTTCTACAGACTAGACCTAACGGTGGTGTTTTAGTAGTTGCCAACTCTCAATCACAGTTAAAAGATAACAACTGGGCAGAGGCAAAACGCTGGGTAAATAAGATGCCTAAAATATGGGCAGACCAGTTTGACGTACAAGCCACTTATATTAAAAATAACGCAATGGGTAGTTTTGCAACTGCTCGTACTGCTACTAAAGACAACCCTGAAGCAATACAAGGGTTTCGTGGTGAAGAAACACTTATAATGTGTGATGAGGCTTCTGGTATTCCTGATATCACATTTGAGTCAGGTATGGGGTCATTATCCCAACCAGGAACTAAATTAGTCCTTACTGGAAACCCAACCAGAGGCACAGGTTACTTTTACGACTCTCACAATACATTAAGAGACATTTTCTACTGTATGCACGTTCCCTCTTACACCGTTGAGAGGTCAACAGGTCACATAGAGGATGTTAAGAAAAAATACGGTGAAGGCTCTAACGCATGGCGTGTTCGTGTAGAGGGTGAGTTTCCACAAGAAGAAGATGACGCAGTTATTCCAAGATACTTAATTGATGACGCATTTAAACGTGAAGCTGAAGGATATGATGCACCTATTATATGGGGTGTGGATGTGGCTGAGGGCGTCGGACGCGACCGTACTGCCCTTGTTAAACGAAAAGGCAACGTATTACTTGATAAAAAATTAAAACCCGTACAAGCGTGGCTGACAAAAAACCCAATGGAAGTTGCAGGTATGATTTACGATGAATACCAAAGACTCCCTAAGTTAGAAAGACCTTTTTCAATCAATGTTGACACCGTAGGTATAGGCGCACCACTCTTTTACAGACTTAAAGAATTAGGACTCCCAGCTAAGAAAGTTAATGTTGCTGAAAGCCCATCAAGCAAAGAAAGATTTGTCAGAATGAAAGACGAGTTATGGTGGGAAGCAAGAGAATGGTTTGAGGGGTTAGACGTATCACTTGACCCTGATGACGAAATGCAAAGAGAGTTAGCAGTTGAGCTATCAATTCCTTTATATCAAATATCATCCGCAGGGAAGATAAGAGTAGAAAGTAAACAAGAATTAAAAAAGAGAGGCGTGAACTCTCCAGACCTCGCTGAAGCATTAATTATGACATTTATCAGATCATCTATAAAGAAAAACAAACATATTGAATTACCAAGACTAGCGATAGTATGAACGGTTTATTAGACATATTAGACACGCCAGAAGCATTGCTCGCAAGAGATTTAGGTAAAGGTCTTTTAAGTGTTGCGCCAGTAAGCGGTGAAATCATGTCTGCTCAAGACGCAGTAGATGAATACAAGAAAGGCAATTACTGGATGTCTTTATTAGCAGCAGCAGGGGCAGTTCCTATATTAGGTACTGCGCTACGTTTAGGCAGTAAAGGCTTTGATGCAGTATCAGATTTAGCTAGAATGTACCCAGACCAAATGGGTGCTATTGGGGCTTTTCACGGCACACCTCACACCGTTGACAAATTCTCGATGGATAAGATTGGCACAGGTGAAGGCGCACAAGCCTATGGACATGGGTTGTATTTTGCTGACAGTCCTTCAACTGCTAAATTCTATCAAGAAAAACTATCAAAAAGAGGCATGATGCCACCAAAAGCAGATTTTTTTGAAAATTTAGATACAGGCGAAGTTTATCAAAAAAGTAGAGGCTTTTACGAAAAAGGCGATGGAGTAAGAATTTCAAAAGAAGAATATCAGCAAGCATTTCGTGACGCCCAAGATGCTTGGAATAAGCCAGAATATACTGGAAACATATACTCCGTAAATTTAGACGTCGAACCAGAGAACTTACTAGATTGGGATGCGCCTTTGGCTGATATGCCAGAACCGATACAGGGCAACTTGAGAAGATTATTAGCAAGTGTTGATGAGGCTGCACCAATGTCGCCAAAAATGCAAGAAATTATAGATGGTGATGATCCATTGGGCTTGCTAGATATTGCGGACGATTTTGATCCGTATGGACATTTAACGGGCGCAGACATATATCATAAATTTTCAGATATTAAGCATTTAGGAGGGCAACCAGTAGGCGCAGAAATGGCAAGTGGCGCACTACTTAAAGAGGGCATCAAAGGCATCCAATACTTTGATGGGGCGAATAGAGGTTTCCCATATAAAGTTCAAGCAATGTATAAAGGTAAGCCCTATGGAGAGCCTATCCCAGCAGTAAAAAATCAAGTTGACTCTTTAGTTAAAGAATATAAAGAAAAAGGGTTTGATGTAGATGTAAAAGAAGGATCAAGAAATTACGTTATATTTGACGACTCACTTATAGGCACACCAAAACCATATAAATAATATGAACGGTTTATTAGATATACCAGAAGCATTTGGTTTATTTTCTACGCAAATTACACCATCTTTAAAAGAAAAACTTTTAGAAAGCGTTGTTGTTGCTTCTGACGAAGAATCAGAAAAAGAATTTAATGATGCAGATTTTCGCTGGATGGAAACAAAAATGGGAGAAGATTCTCCAAATAAAAAACCAACCGTTTTTATAAATAAGAAAAAGTTTGAAGAGGCTTTGGGCAAACCACTTACTCAAGATCAAATTAATAAATATATACTTGCCGACTCTCTTCACAACTTAAAAAATGTATCTCCAGAAACATATAAAAGTCTTTATGATGCTGCACAAAATCCTGAATATCTTGACTGGGCTAATCAATCATACAGATATGTTACAGACCCGAAAAACATGGGTGAAAATGTTGAAAAAAGACCATTTCAAGATTGGCATGATATGTCTAGGTTTGATCAGGTTGTAGGTGGCTATTTATTTGGTGGCGATCCAGATTTCCCAACAATGAAAGAGTGGAGTAGGGATATGCCATACGGCAAACAATTTAAAGAAGAGTTAGAGAAACTAAGGATGCAATTCGGTATTAAATAATGGCTAAAAAAACACCAAAAGTAGATTTAGAACTTAGCGCACGAATAGAAAGTGAAATCTCATCTTCTATCGGCTATTTATCAGGTGAAGTATCTGAAGATCGTCGTATAGGATTAGAATATTATCTTGGCGAACCATTTGGAAACGAAGTAGAAGGTCGTTCACAAGTAGTATCAAGAGACGTATCTGATGTTGTTGACGCTACCATGCCTCAGTTAGCTCGTATCTTTATGGCTAGTGATGAGTATGTTCAATTCACTCCTCGTAACATTAATAACGAAGAACAAGCTAAACAAGCTACAGAGTTTTGTAATTACGTTTTAGAGCAAGACAATAATAAATTTAATTTATTCTATACTTGGTTTAAAGACGCTCTTATTCAAAAAAACGGTATTGTTAAAGTTTATTGGGATGTTCAAGACTACGAGCAAGACGAAGAGTATGAAAAGCTAAACGCAGATGAGTTAATGATGTTATCTCAAGACCCTGACATAGAGATAACAGGTATTCAAAAATTCATCATGAATGAAATTGGTGAGTTTCAAGAGATTGATGTTGAAGGCATTGACCCAATGATGCACTTTGATGTTCAGCTTACCAAGAAAGTAGAAAAAGGTTACCCAAAAGTTGAGAATGTTCCGCCAGAAGATTTCTTAGTTACTCGCAGAGCAGTATCAAATATTAATGATTTGAAGTTTTGCGCTCAACGCAGAAAGACAACTACCTCTGAATTAATTATTGAGGGCTACCCTAAAGACGTTGTTGAAGAAATCCCAACAGGCGATGAACAAGAATATAATACAGAAAAAGTTGCTAGATTTGCTAAAGACGATGAGTTTCCTTATGACGCAGACAATAGAGATGGATCAGAAAGAGAAATATGGGTCTACGAATGTTACATCAGATATGACTACGACAACGATGGAAAAAGTGAATTACGTAGAGTTGTTACAGCAGGCACAGGATCGTATAAAATCCTTGAAAATGAAAAAGCAGACTTCATTCCTTTTTGTTCAGTAACACCTTACCCATTACCACATAAATTCTACGGCGAGTCATTATTTGATAAAACTGAAGATGTACAGTTAATTAAGTCTACCCTTTGGAGACAAGCGTTAGACAACCTATATCTAATTATTAATGGTCGCACCGCAGTAGGCGATGGTGTTAATTTAGATGATATGCTTACTTCTCGCCCTGGTGGTGTGGTAAGAATGGATAACCCACAATCAGACTGGGCTAACCTCGCACCTGCCGACATGACAGGCGCAGCTTACTCCATGTTGGAATACTGTGACACAGTTAAGAAAGACCGCACAGGCATTGATGACAATATAACAGGTCTTGATCCAAACACTCTTCAAGAAGCTAAAACAGGCGCAGTAAATAGAGCTTTTGACGCTGCTCAAATGAAGATTGAATTAATTGCTAGAGTATTTGCTGAAACAGGTGTTAAAGACTTGTTTTCTAAAATGCTTAGATTGTTAGTCAAGTATCAAAGCAAAGAAAGAATGATTAAACTACGCGACCAATGGATTCCAATGAACCCCCGTGATTGGGATGACAAAATGGATGTGCGTGTTAATGTTGGTTTAGGCACAGGAAATAAAGATCAACAGTTACAACAACTGATGACTATTCTTGGTATGCAAAGAGAGGGACTGCCTTACGGATTGGCGACACTAGACCAAATCTATAACACACTATCTAAAATGGTTAATAACGCTGGGTTTAAATCAGAAAAAGAATTTTTTACCAGACCTGACCCTAACCAACCTCCACAACAACAGGATGGTGATCGTACCGCCGAAGCATTAATTGAAGCAGAAAAAGTAAAAGCGCAAGCAGCTATGCAAATGAAGCAAATGCAGCTTGAAAAAGAAAAGCAGTCTGAAATTCAGAAGCTACAATTTGACGCTGCTATGGAACAACAAAAACGCGATTACGAAGCTAAAATTAATATGTTAAAAGAGCAGATGAAAATGGAATCTCAATCAATGCAAGAGGAAACCAAAAGACACATTGCTGCTATGAATAACGAAGTTAAGGCTATGTTAGAGGGATATAGAATAGACATTGGTAGACCAGGATTCGGAGATCAACAATAGAGGACTGAAAGAGTGTCACAAGAAGAAATAGTAAGAGGCGAAGAAGCCAAAAGAATATTAGAATCAAAAGTATTTAAAGACTCAATGTCAAAATTAAAAGAAAGTATCGTTAATGAACTTTCAAGATCAAACATAAAAGGTGAACACGCAACCACCGAACAGTCTCAATTAATTATGCTGTTGCAAGTCAGCAATAATTTTGAGCGCATTATAAACGATGTGATTAACACAGGAAAACTTGCAGCAAAACAACTTATATAGAGGAAAGTTCCATGATTAAAGACCCTAAGAAAATGGGTAACTATTCTGGTTACGGAAAAGGTGGTTCTGCCACTAAAAAGGTTTACCCAAAAATATCAGGTAATAACGCAGTAAAAGGAAGATATAAGGGCGCAAACGTCCAAACTTGCAAATATTGCGACTAACAATTCGAGTGTCGTGAGACACACAAATCCCATAGCAGGAGAATTTTTATGGCTACAGAAAATGCGCCATTACAAACATTTGATGCTGAATCAGCAGCACAACATTTATTAAATACTGAATCATTATTAGGTGAACAGCTTGAACCTGAAAAGGAAACTCAAGCCAACGCTGAAACTGAGGAAGTAGCACCGCACGAATCGGAAAGCGAACCAGTTAAGGAAGCCCAAGAACATGAGGAATCAGATGCGGAAGATACGGAAATCGAGTCAACAGAAGATAATTCTGACGAAGGCGTAGATTTAACACTTGAAAACTTGGCTAGACATTACGGTGTAGAAACTGACGATTTATATAATCTTGAGTTACCTACCAAAGTAAATGGTCAAGAAGGAAAAGCATCTCTAAGAGAGCTAGTTAAAAACTACCAACTTGAATCAGTAATTACTCAGAAGTCGATGAAATTGTCTGACGAGCTTAAAGCAACTGAACAAGAGCGCGAGCAAGTCAAACAACAAAGGGATGCTTACCAGCAACAACTAGCACCTTTCTTACAACATTTAAACCAATTAGTCCAAGATGATAACCAAATAGATTGGGCATCTTTAGCGGATAATAACCCTCAAGAATACATGAGGCAAAAAGCGCAAGCTGATGAACGAGCCAAAGCGCGTAACATCGCTGAAGAGCAGTACCAATTTATTCAACAGCAGAAACTTTCTGAACACGTGCAACGCGAGGGAGAAAGACTGCAAGAGTTAATTCCTGAATGGTCTGATGCGGAAGTTAAAAAAGTAGAAGCACCTGAATTGACAAACTATATGAAATCAATGGGGTATTCTGAAGATGATATTCAATCTATCAACTTTGGCAAAGCGGAGTGGATTCAAACTATCCGTAAAGCATGGTTGTTCGATAAAACATCATCAAATGTTGATACTAAAAAGAAAGTGGCTAGTGCGCCTAAGTTAAAACTAAAAGGTGGCGCAAGACGTTCACCTAATGACGATAAAGCTGATGCGCGTAAGCAGAAAATGGGCAAATTGAAATCTTCTGGAAGAATTGAAGATGCCCAATCACTCATCAATGATTTACTTAGTTAAGGAGAATAATAATGGCACAGGTAACTGGAACATTTGACACATTCTCAGCAATCGGTGAAAGAGAAGATTTGCAGGATTAAAT